CCAATATGTAGCAATCTTTGGTTAATTAATCGACACGCTGTGGAAGGAAATGAATTGCAAGCAACATTTGTAAGGAGAGATCCTAAAACTGTTGGTAGCAATTTTAAGGCTTTATTGTCTCCCGTACACATGGTGCCGATTGAAGATACTGAATTTATGTTAGTATATGTGCCTTCAGGTGGTGATAATAAGGATATGTTACCCTATTTCCCTTTATCAAGACAAGAGAAATCTTGTACTGCTACATTATTGTACAAAAATGATGAAGCAGTTGTGAAAATCCAGAAAGTCAAAGCTCTACCTAGAGTTATCACTTCAAATACTATATCTACACGTGGATATGCATATAAGACCGAATATCCCACATTTTTTGGTCAATGCATGTCTGTTTTAGTAAGCGAAGATATGACTCCTAGGATCTTAGGATTCCATTTTGCCGGTAATACTGGCACTAATATGGGAGGAGCTTGTTCAATTACACAGGAAGAAATTCTGAACGCCATTAGTTTAATCAAAGAGCGATATGGGGTATGTCTTTCTGTTAATACTGGAACTCTCAAACTTGAGGAACAAGGAGGTTGTCCGAATGTCAATTTGTTGAATGTTATACATGAAAAGAGTCCACTTAATTTCTTAGATGATAATGCTACAGTGGTCGCTTATGGAGCCCATGACGGATGTAGACGTAAATTTACATCTAGAGTTGTCAAGACCATTATATCTCCTTTAGTGGAAGAGGTCATGGGTGTAGAATGCAAGCATGGACCACCTTCAGAAATGAATTCATGGAAACCATGGCAAGCTGATTTGAACAATATGACACATGTCAAATCTATTTCTCCAACTTTACTTATGTGTGCTGCGCGCGATTTCGAAACGAAAATTTTTGAAGGTCTACCAAATAGTACATGGAAGAAAGTGCACCCTATCAGCAATGAAAGTAATTTAGCTGGAGCTGATGGAGTGTATGGTATAGATAGTATTAACATGAAATCATCTATGGGACATCCTTGGAATAAACCTAAGACACATTATTTGACGAGGTCCAATATCCCTTTACCAGGAATATCTCAACCAATCAACTGTCCAAAATGGGTATGGGATGAAGTAACCAAAGCAGAACAGGCTTTTTTGCGAGGAGAAAGATATTATATGATTTTCCGCGCTAATTTGAAAGATGAACCAACAAAATTGACTAAGAAGAAAG